CCGTGCCCATCATGCCGTTCTTGAACTGCTTGCTGATGGTGTCGGTCGGGTTGAACAGGCCCTTCATGCCTTCCACCAGGCCGGCGTTGGCTGCCGGATTGACGGTGGCGTAACGCGGCGACATCACAGCGGCGTTCTCGTTCAGCTTCTGCTGCGCTTGCAGCAGAACCAGCGAGGTGGCCGGGGTGGTGCCAGGCGTGCCGACCGTGTTGCCGATGGTCTTGAAGGCGTTGGCCACATCGGCGTCAATGCTGGAGGCCAACTGGCTGATACGAGGCTTCAACACGCGGTCTGCGAAGTCGTCCAACTGCATCGTCAGTTCGGCGCTGGTGAAGTTCACGCCAATGTGCTTCTGCGAAGCGACCGACAGGGTGGTGAACTGCTCGTTGTCGTCCTGCACTTGCAGGGCGGCGCCGTCGGTCACCAGAGCGCGGTCGGGCAGACGGATACGCAGGGTTGAGCCGATCTTCGCGCCTTCAACGGCAAACGAGTCGTCGTATTGGCGGTTGACGTTGCGGGTCAGCACCAGGTTGTTTTCGAGGATCTCCAGGGCTTTCCGGGTGATCATGTCAATGGTCAGAATGCTATTTGCCACGGCAAATTTCCTTTCAAGTTTTAGCGGGTGTTCTGCGCTTGCATCTTACGCATCTGGCGAGCGCGGTCAGCCTCAATCCACTCCGATGCCGACATTGACTTTACCGACCTTGGGTCGGTTGTGTCGTAGGCTGAACTGGTGTTGTTGCTTCGTGCGTTGACAGGTGACAGAGGTGCAGGCGCAGACGTTGTTCGTTTGACCGGCGGGTTGGTGGCCAGTTTGGCCTCCAAACGCCCAATTTCCTTGGCTTGCGAAAGAGGCGGCAGTCGGGAAATGCGGTCGGCCTCTTTGGCATTGGCACCCAGGTAGTACGCCACCTCGGGGCCAATCTCAGAAGCACGAATCGTTTCAGCCATCACGTCCGTGATTCGGAGGTTCGGGTTGTATGCGACTTGTTCAAAGTCATCATACTTTGTCCGAGCTTCTTCTTCGCGTTCGTGGTACGCATCAACAACTGCAGCTTGCGTCCTCTGGCGCTCCCTTGTCGCGATCAGTTCTTCTGCCTTTTGAAGCGCCAACGCATCTGCGTATGCTTCAGTGGACTCAAACTGGTCTACAGACGGGATGTCCTTTGGCGTGGCCGGAATGACTTGCGTTTCGGCAAGTCGAGCCTGCTGCTCACGTTCCCACTTTCGTTGCTCTCGTGCAAGGCGCTTACCGATAGCAGCATCAAGTTCTTCCTGCGTGAATGTTTTTGCAGGCGCTTGTTGCTGGTCATCAGCTACTTCCGGCGATCCAACATCAGATGCAGGCGCAGCCGTTGCCGCCTGTTCTGGCGCGGAGTCTACTTCCGCTAAGACTTGAACTTCTTCGGTCATTTTTGCTCTTGTGGAGCCCCGGTGAACCTCACCAGTACGGGTTTGAGAATGCTACATCAAATATTGAGCGCTGCAACCTTGTCTTGAACCGCTTTGATGCGCAGATCCAAGGCGTTTTGATCAACCTGCAACTGCTCAAAAACGGCTGCGTTTTCGGCTGCGTCCTCGTGAACCGTGTGCTCGCGGGCGGCGACCTCAATTTCGCGGCGGGTCAATTCGTCATTCTTGCTGGCGTAACTAGCCAAAAACGCCGCTTCGCGGGCGTTCAAAACTGCTTCGCGGGCGTCTTGTTCCGCTTGCTGAGTGGCCGTTTTAGAAGCTGCAGAACGAGCGTCGTCCAGAATGGCGGCTGCTTGCTCTTGGGCCGCTGTCAAAGCAGATTCAGCACTAGCGCGCAGCTTGATTGCGTCATTCACAGCAGTCATAGCGCCTTGGCGCTTGGCTAGTTCTTGCTTGGTTTTCACCAAAGTTGCCACATCAGCCGGCAACTGTTTGGCGACATACTCAAGGAACTTAGTGGTGTCGATTTCACCAGAATCACCAAAGACGTACATAGCCAGTCCTTACGAGTAGTAAATGATGTTCAACTTGGCGCTGGCCGACTGCTCAATGAATTTGATTTTGGTGATGTCGCCGTCGTATTGAAGCATGACGCCGGTAGACAGCGGCATGCCGATGGAAGCGGTAGGGTTAACATCGTCGTCGCGCCAACGAACAGCGGCGCCCTCGGCCACGATCATTGCGATAGACGGTTTGCATGAAAGGCCGTTGAGGTCTGTTTGCGGAACTGTCAGGGCGGTGGCCGCGGTCAGCGAGGTGATCTGCTGGTAGCCCAACCGCGACGTGATAGCTTTGAGATTGATAGCCATTAAGAACTTCCTGTGAAAGACCGCAGGCTGATTCTCGTTTCCGAGGGACCGTCAGTCAAGGTGCCAACGTAGATGTTGCTGGGGCCGTATTGTACGCCCGCAAGGACTACGGACGGATCGGGGTAGTCGCCCGCAAGGTTTGCCGCGTCAAGTAGCGGAACCCCGGGGCCAATGAGGACGCCCGACGAAAAGGATCGCAAACTGTGTCTTGTCTCTGTTGGGCCTCCTGCGAAGGTGCCAACGTAGATGCCGCCGGGGCCGTACTGTACACCCGCAAAGACTACAGATGGGTTAGGAAATCCTCCGCCACTACCAGTGAGACTCGCTGCGCCGACTAGCGTAGCGCCTGGCCCAACCAGAGTGCCGGAAGCATTGAAGTTCCGAAACCTGACCGCAACACCCGCAACCGTTGCGTCTGGGCCAATCAACGCCCCAGTGGTGTTTTTGGGTGGGGCTGTGCTGGTTGCCGCACCCGCAACCGTTGCCCCGGGGCCAATCAATGCTCCACTAGACCCATGCGAAACTTGGCGAGTTGCCGCACCCGCAACCGCTGCACCAGGGCCAACCAATGCTCCGGTGGTGCTGTGGAGGGGGGTATACGTTATTACGATAACGCCATTAGAGCCTGCTCCCCCGGTAGAGCTAGTAGTTGATCCACCGCCACCACCACCAGCGCCATACAGCCCACCAGCACCGCCAGATACAGCTGCACCATCCCCAGCGCCGCCACCACCGCCACCGCTGTATGCAGTAGTTCCAGCCCCACCTACTGAACCCGCTGTGTTTAAAGCACCGCCAGCACCGCCTGCTCCAGCACCAGTCCCGGCAGTACCCCCAGTGGCGCTAATACTACTACCAGCACCGCCGCCATTGCCGCCGCCGCCGCCTCGACCAGTTGTACCAAGAGTTGCGGTGTTTGTGCCCCCCGCGCCGCCTGCCCCATTAGGGCCTGCAGCCCCACCACCACCCCCGCCAGCAGCGGTAGCACTTACTCGACCGTTACCACCGGCGCCGCCTGCAGATCCCGTAGTGTAGTAATTTACAGCAACTAATCGTTGAAGGGTTTCTACTGTTCCGCCAGCACCGCCGGTAATGCCACTAGCTGCTTGCGCTTGTCCAGCAGTAAATATGTTGCCGTATACAGGATTGCCGTCAACGTCAAAATTTACTACACCATAAATAAAATTGGTATTAGAAAGGGTACTGTTGGTTACATAACCAAAATTTGTTATGTACCCTTGGTCGTTTCTTAATTTAAGTGGGACATTAGTTACTTTAGTGTACGCACCGCCGCCGCCACCACCGCCACTCTGCGACGCCGTCCCGGTCGCCCCCGCCCTTCCTATACCAATAAGCTCAATAGTATTGGTTGCGTCGTTCCAATTAGTAGGTAGGGTCCATGTACCACTACCAGATAGAACTACTACTGTGGGCATTGTCTATTGCACACACACTACGCGCTCAAGGCCGTATAGGTAAGACTGGAACACGCCACAGCATCGCCCGACGCTACGACTAAGCCGCCGGTCATGTTGATGTCGCTGCCGCTGGCGGCCACAGCGCAATGAATAACGATGGTGCCACCGGAAGTCTGCAGCGTGGCAAATGCCACAGCAGATGCGTTGCCTGTAGCATTCGTGTCGCTGGTAATGGAGTTGGCCGTCGCAGTGCCGCTAGATGCCGCAGCAAATGCCGTAGCACTTAGCGACAAAGTAGCTACTGCCGTGCCGGGAGAAGCTACAGATGACGGTGAAATGCG